CTCATATAAGTAGAATATGGTTCTGCAATCATAACATTTCTTACAAATGTTTTATGTTCAAGTATGTCTTCTTCGTAGTTTTTTGTAGAAAAATACTCAATAATCTTCTGTTTTGGATCAAGAGCTCGTGTTATAATACGAGCCTGTCTTTCATTCACAGCCTCTTCAGCAGCCATTCTTAAATTAAGCTCACATTTTCTTCTCCACGTGCGGAGTATAGAGGATATCTGAGTGCGAAATACTCTTATCGAGACACATGATACCCGTATTCTTATTAAACAGCTCCGCGTCCTTATTCCACACCTTAATGACGTAGAAGCCGATGCGCTGTGCCGGTCCAACACCAAGCACCTTGGGGCTGATACTGATTCCCACAAAAGTATCGGCGGGATTCACAGCCGCCACGTTCATCATAGTGCCCAGCACATACTTCTTATAAATATCAATACCAGTGTCTTGGCCGCCGCGAACACTATAGCTTCCACCACGAATATTGTGGTAGTTCTCCCAAAGGGGAGGAAGAGGGTCGCGCATCCAGAAGAACATACCAGTCTTTATTTTATCACCCAGCTCTTTGAATACTGACAGCACGTCTCCAATAGTTGAGACCGTAGCAATCTTTTGAAACGTATCAAGAGTCCAGCGCTTTTCCCTGAGTGAATGGAAGTACAAAGTCCACTCACCCGAAGGGATTTTCTTCGTAAGATCGGACATGCTCATTTCCTATATGTCCTTGTGTCAAATTTTTATGTGGGGTAATTACTCATCCAGCCTTTCCTGAAGTGTAACCGAACGCTGAGTACCTACCATCTCAACCGTCATAGGTTCAAGCGTGGGTTCAGGAGCAGGAGTATCAAATTCAAGCATCAGGCTCGAAGTAATCGGGTCAAGAGACCAAGGCGATACCGTCTTCTCATCTCCCTCTTCCGTAATCACAACAAGCTCCAGACTCACCTGGTTATCAAGTACGATGCCCGTACGAAGACTCCAAGAACCTACTACAACTGCGGGTGACGGTGCGTAGTCACTGCTGGAATACTTAACCTCTGAAATAAAGTCGTCGAGTGAATACAGGCTCAGCCCGTTGTAACGAATGCTGGCTGCGAGCCAAGGAAGTGACTTCGGCGCCTCATCTGAGCCGTTGGACAGGATATTCGTCTCCAGATTGTAGACCCACGCCACAGAAGGAACACCAGGACCGTTCGAATTCACCGTGCTGGCAAGATAGGGGGTCGTGTAGCCATTGAAAAACACATACTCCTGGGGCTGCGTCAAGAGAAGGGCGCGGCGGGTAGTCTTCACTGTTATAGAATAAACCCCCTCTAGGAAGTTGCGTACAACCAGATAAATCCGGAAAAGGGTCATGTAAAACTGGGGGCTAAAATACGAGTCCATTCTACAGGCTCTATGTAGCGCTGGTTTAGGTGATACTATTAAGCGCTCGCCAGCTTGTTAGTATCAATACACTGAGTCTGACCACTGCCTGGTCCACACGCAACACTGGCGGAAGGAGTTACAGTGGTATTCGCAAGAGGATTTCCAGATGCGTCGCAAGGAACGGCAGCTTTAGCAACTTTAGCAGGTTGAGTGGCAAGTATGATAGGTGCGCTGCCGGGTGCGGCATGAAGATAACCAATTGTTAATCCTATGGCTAACATCACAAGAGGGATTAAAAAAATACCCCACGCAGCGAGATCGGCGTGATTCTGTGATAGATAAATCATCAGGAGAACAGCAATAGTACCAATTAAAAAGTGCCCAATGAGAAGCTTATATTGGTTTTTTGTAAAATCTATTAGTATTAGGGCAGCAAATAATGCGGCAGTTGTTAGGGCAGGGTAGGAAATCTCCATCTACCGATACATATGATTTTACGTTAGACGGACAAGCTTCGTACCATTCCAGCGAGCAATAGGCTCAGGGATAATAGTACCCTCTTCGTCTGTGCCATAGACGTTATCCTCAGCATCCTTGTAATAAGTCACGCCCCTGTACTCCAGCGGCTCAAGTTCAAGACCCTCCTCCTCGGCCTCTTCAGGCTCCTCTAGTACCTCTCCCTCAACATCCTCCTCAGGAAGGATTACACTCACCTCCGTCGCGACTCCAACCGGCTCCTGACGCGTATGTAGCTCCTGACGCCTGCGTAACTCTTCTACCTCTGCGTGTGTAGCTGCGAGCTGCTCTTCGAGAGCAGTAATGCGATTCTCGAGGAATGAAGTGTCGGCGCGAGTAGACGCATGCTCCAATCGCTCAATGCGCTTGACAAACTCGTTATCATAAAGGGGAACCTTCGGCTTCTCAACCGCCACCAGAATCTGCTCAATAAGCGACAGCCTCTCGTGGAGTGTAGTCTCAAGCGTGCGGAAGAGCTCACGGATCATAGGCTCAGCACTCATTTTTGAATGGCATTAGAGGGGCCATCGCGATCATCAATTTTTAGGTTCAACGCTTGGTTTTGATTTGAATATTCATCACAGCATCAAGTGTACTATCCCTATCCTTCAGAGGCTTCGTCCTCTTCAGACGCAGACCCTCTTCTCCACCCCGCACAGACGTCTTCTCAGGTGTAAACATCGTATTCTTCAGACTGGAGTCAAAGAAATCAATAGGCTTCGTATCAATGCTTCCTAGAATGCTGACCATAGGCGGCATATGAATATCGACGCGCACCTTCTTCGCACGAACGGTGGCACGGAAGCTCTCGATTGTCATAGGTCCACCGAGTACTTTCAGGCTCTCACGCGCAGGAGCAGGGAAGATGCGCGAAATACCCTCGGGGTCATAGAGGCGGTGGAGGAGTGCCATACGCTCCCAGCGAACGTGAGGGTCCATTGTCTCATTCAGCAGGTAGCTCACGGCACACTCAGGGCAACAGAAATTGCCATAAACTCGCCAGAGACCCTTGTCCTCTCTCTCAGGAATGATACACGGCTGGTTCTCGAAAGGGTGAATACACCAGAAGCAGTGGACGTCGGATTTCGCAGGAAGCTGGTGCGCATGGTCCGCTGTGCGAAACTGGACCATGAGGTCTGAGCGAACGAAGGCGGGCATAGGCGCCGTCTCGGCTACAGCGGGCGCAGGTGCTGAAACAGGCGCAGGCGTCTCAACCTCTTCTGTTACTGCTAGAGGCTCCTGGTGAGAAAAGAAAAGATTATCGGCTCCTGCGTCATAGGGCTCTGGCTGAAGAGGAGGCGCAGGATTATACTGAATCGGCATATCACTAAACTGGACGTCATTACTGCGAATCTGGAGGTGCGCGATGAGAGGTCGGCGCGGCTCAGCTGAAAAACTGCCTTCGATTCCAGACGAGGTAACAACGGCAACAATCTTCACGGGCTTCTTCTTACGGGCTGGGGCTGGGGCTGGGGCTGGGGCTGGGGCTGGGGCTGGGGTTGGTTCTGAGGTTGCTTCTGGAACCTTTTTAGCTGCGCGACGTCCAGACATCTTCTGATGACAGGTCGTGTTCCAAAGTTTAGGTGCTTTATAGTTTGCTTTAGGTTATTTTAATTCTAAACCATAAATAAATGTCTATAGTATTGGTACTATATGTGGCTGTTCTCTTCTTCGTTTTAACACCTGGCGTTTTTATCAGTCTCCCGCCCAAGGCTGATAATCTCACGGTCGTTCTGACGCACGCCGTTCTTTTTGCGGCCGTCTACCAGCTCACATACAAGATGGTGGATTCTATCGAGGGTTTCGCCAATAAGAGATATGGACAAACATACTCCCGTGGGCAGAAATTACAAACGCGTGGACACAAGGCATCCTCTCGCACACACACCCCTACGCGTGGACACAAGGCATCCTCTCGCACACACACCCCTACGCGTGGACACAAGGCATCCTCTCGCACACACACTCCTACACGCACGTCATCTCGTTCGAACACCCCTCGCGCACGTATGTCATCTCGCTCGAACACCCCCCGCGCAAGCATGTCCCGTTCAAACACCCCTCGCGCACGTACGTCATCTCGCTCGCGCACGTATACCCCTTCAAGTGCTCAAAAACAAAAAAACTACCGCACGAACACGCCTTCGAGCATGAAAAAACACTCACGCATAGAACAAATAAAATCGCGCGCTCAAAAAACAAAGCGTCCGAAGAGCTTTGAGTAAAATTCTAAATCATATATATAAATGTCTGTGGTAATGGCCCTTTACCTCGTTGTGCTCTTCATAGTTCTGACGCCTGGTGTTTTTGTCAGGCTCCCTCCCAAGGCTGGCAAGCTGACGGTTGCGCTGACGCACGCGGTCGTTTTTGCGGTTGTCTACCAGCTGACGAATAGCTTTGTTTCACAGGCACTAGAGGGATTCGCTGCTAGGAAGAGCTTTGGTGAAGCTTGCTCTAAGAACGTCAATTGTATAACAAATTTATGTAGGAATGCTAAGTGTGATAAAAATTGTGATGTAGGAGACGGTACACCAGGCTCCCTTTGTAAAACAAGCAATGATTGTCGCATGCTGAAAGATGGCATGTGTTCCCCTCAGCGAGATATGAATGGTCAAATTGATCCTGGCGCATGCGGTAAATGTACTGGATTTATGAAATAAATAAATCTAAATCATATATATAAATGTCTGTGGTAATGGCCCTTTACCTCGTTGTGCTCTTCGTAGTTCTGACGCCCGGTGTTTTCGTCAGCCTCCCGCCCAAGGGTAGCAAGCTGGTTGTCGCGCTGACGCACGCGGTCGTTTTCGCGGTCGTCTACCAGCTGACGCACAGGATGGTTGCGCGTGCGCTCGAGGGGTTCGCCGTTAATGTCGTGACAAACCCTTCTAGTATGGGCGCAAAGCCTTCTGGCGCGGCGGCACCGGAGGCGGCACCGAAGAGTGGACCCGCGGTCGCGGGAGGTAAGCCCACGGCTACGGGGTCAGGTATACAAATGGTTACTTTCTAAAGTATTTTATTAGTGTCAAAATTTATTTTGATTTGTTTTAAATATATATTCTAAAACAAATCTAGAAATGTCAGTTATAATAGGCTTTTACATCATTGCGCTATTCTTCATTTTAACTCCGGGTATTCTGGTCTCACTCCCTCCCAGGGGTAGCAAGCTGACGGTTGCGGTGACGCACGCGGTCATTTTTGCGCTTATCTACAAGCTGACACATGGCATTGTTTCGCAGGCACTCGAGGGATTTGCGACCCTCAACCGCAATAATGGTGAAGCGTGTAGTTCCTCTGTTTCATGTTTATCACACTATTGCGACCCCGTAAATCATATATGTAATGTAGACCCACGCAGTGTTGGCCAACCCTGTAAAGATAACAAAGATTGTACGTCAAATTACTGCGTAGGGCAAAAAGGAAATAAGATATGTACTGAGCCTTTGAAGAAGGATGGTGAAATATGTCATGGAAATGAAATGTGTATATCAAAATACTGTGTAATTTATGTTAACGAGGAGCATCCTAGATGTATGAGGGTAGAGAAGGGTGGCAGGTGCTTTGAAGGTCCAAATTGTAGTAGCGGTATGTGTATCAAGGAGAGATGTTTGTAATAATCGACCAAAATGATTGATACAAATCTAGCCCCCATATAGAAATGTCCATTCCGATGAGCCTTTACCTCGTCGCTCTCTTCTTCGTTCTGACACCCGGTGTTCTCGTCTCGCTCCCGCCCAAGGGCAGCAAGCTGGTAGTCGCCGTTACCCATGCGGTCGTTTTCGCGGTTGTTTACATGCTGACGCACAGGTTTGTTTCGCAGGCGCTGGAGGGATTCGGTTCTACGAAGCTATCTAAGGGAGCAGCATGTGTAATTGACGGAAATTGTACTTCTAATAAATGCACTAGTGGAAAGTGCGCATAAATCTAGCCCCCATATAGAAATGTCCATTCCGATGAGCCTTTACCTCGTCGCTCTCTTCTTCGTTCTGACACCCGGTGTTCTCGTCTCGCTCCCGCCCAAGGGCAGCAAGCTGGTAGTTGCCGTTACCCATGCGGTCGTTTTCGCGGTTGTCTACCAGCTGACGAATGGCATTGTTTCACAGGCGCTGGAAGGATTCGCGACGTCCCCGCTACCCAACGGCTCAGCGTGTACTAAAGGTAACCAGTGTAAGTCTGGAAGATGTAGTTGGAGTACTACTAAGTGTGAAAATAAGTTACCTAATGGAGCAACCTGTGATAATCCAGGTGATTGTATATCTATGTCCTGCATTATTAATCCCTCTACAAGAGTGAGACAGTGTATGCCTTCCATGATGACCTGATGATGCTCGACGCCGCGGGCTTCGGCTTCGCAGTGTCGCCCTGCGGGGTCGTGAACAGTTCGTGTGCTGGCCGCGGCAACGACGAGGCCCAGCCGCTCGGCGCTGGCGTGGACAGTGTAATTAATAATTAAAGTCGTTTAAACACAACCCCCTGTATCCATCAAGATGATTGAGACAGGAGGTCTTCCAATACGTATCCATACACTTTTTGAATTAATGATGAAAACACCAGCCGCCCTTTCACATATGATCCTAGTCGGCCCCCCAGGCTCAGGCAAGACCACATCTGCCAGGACCTTCGTCGAACGACTTCACGGCCAAGGCGGTTTTTCGTCCTTCTTCGGCCGCGCGCTTTTCCTGAACAGCAGCGACGAGCGCGGCCTAGAAGCCGTCCGAAGCCGCGTATTCCCTTTCGTCCGCTCCTCTCTCCATTCCATTCTCCAGGGCAAGAGCAACCTCAGCTACACACCTCCCAAAGTCATTATTTTTGACGAGGCCGAGACACTCACAGACCAGGCACAAATTGCCCTCCGACCCCTCTTGGATACGCCGCCCCAGGAAGTTCTCCTCATCTTCCTCTGTAACTCTGTCTCCCGAATCCACTCTTCCATTCTCCACAAGTTCCTCACAATCCAGCTGGAGGCCCCCTCCGCCGCTGAATTCACGAAGCGTCTGGAGAAGATAGAGCTGTCATGTACGACCACGGCCCCCACGACGGGCATTGATATTCTCTATCGTCGTGGCGACATCCGCTATTTCCTTCTCCACCCAACAAAGCACGATGAGTGTGCGAAGCTGTGGACATCCATCTTCACAGTTCCGTCCTATGAATTCACCAAACACATAGACGCCCTTCTTCAAACCTGGATTTATCCAGAGCTCGCCATGTTCTTCCTTGTAATTACGAAGGAGCTCCAACTCTTAACGCCAAACGCCCTCTATGAAATGCTCAGAATCACAGACGGCGACTTCCTGCGCCTCTGTCCTCCTGAGACGCGAACAAGGCTCTTGGCGAATTGGGTTGAGAACAACCTCCACCTAAAACTTGACGAACCAATCCGCCAAGCTTAAGGAAAGAAATGGATCCGGCTAAGCTAACCTTCACGCCCCTGCGTATCTCTACGCTCGTCACAACGGGCCATCTTGGGACTACAATCAATCTCAAGGCCCTCTTCGACCAGCTCGGCCCCTCTAAGCTTCTTCTTCCAATCGGCTATCCCGCAGAGGGCATTCTGAAGATGGAGTGTAAGGATAGGGTCATCGGATACGCATCCCGTGACGTACTCACGAAGCGCCGCGTGAGCGACAAGACCTTCTTCAACCAGTCGACCCTCGTGATTCGCAAGCGGCGCGACGACGCACCAGGATTCAAGGAGGTGAATATGAAGCTCTTTGAAAACGGCGGATTTCAGATGACGGGAGTTACGAGCGAGGAGTTCAGCCGCTCCGTGGTACTTTGGCTCATTGAATTTCTGAAGCAGTGTCCCACCCCTATTTCGGATAAGCCGCTCACAGTTGCGAAGTTTGCCATTCAGCTTCTCAATAGTGACTACAAGATGAATACGCTCGCGAAGAGGGATGAGCTTCACCGTCTTCTGACGTCGAAGTACCGCCTCTTCAGCACGCTGGAGACGACGATTTACCAGGGGGTGAATACGAAGTATTATTACAACGAGGAGGCGCCGATGGACACAGAGCTTTGGGGAATCTGCCAGTGTCCGAGGCCGTGTACGGGTCAGGGTGATGGCAAGTCAATTGGGGCCTGTAAGAGGGTGACGATTTCGGTTTTCCAGACGGGAAGCATTATCATTACGGGCGCACGGAATAAGCAGCAGTTGGACGAGGCTTACGAGTTCATCAATGTGATTCTACGGAAGCATGCTGGTGAGGTTCTGAAGCCACTGCCTTCTGCGGAAAAAAGCCAATAGGTTTTCCCCGGAATACGTCAGACTTTGAGATGTCGGCTCCCTCTACTAATTCCGCCGCGCCTACGCCTACTGCCCCCGCCCCTGCGCCGCTCCCTGCGGCGCAGACCCTCGTCCAGGCTGCCAAGCTCGCCATCCAGCTGGACCGCGCCATCCAGCTCGACTACTACGTCGACACGGCGAACAACAAGGCCTTCCTCGGCGAGGATGACGATGCCAAGGAGAAGATGCTCGTGAAGAGCGGTGACGAGTTCACCAGCCTCATCCAGAAGATTTACAAGGTCGGTGATGACTTCATCATTCTCACGGAGAACAGCATCTACATCGTCTCTGGCAAGATCCAGAAGCGCCGCATCAAGTCCCCGCAGATGCGTACTGGTGGCGAGTTTTAAATACACTAAATAGAAGCCTTATGGTAAGACTTTTTATTTATCGTATTTTGATTGATTCCGGTGCAGCACCGCATGTTTCAGACGGTTATCTGACGTTAACGATCTGTAAACCGGCAATTCGCAAATCCGCAAAGAACGGTGATTACATCCTCGCTCTTGTGGCCAAGACAAGTGAGTCTATGAAAACATTGAAAAAGACTGTAGCTGACAAGGATAGATCATTTTTAGCCGCCTATCTTTTCCGCGTTGGCGATGTTGTTCCTCTAGAGCGCTACGATGAATGGTGTAATGAACATGCTCCTCACAAGCTTTGCACTGACGAGTATTTTGAGGGCAATGCACAATACGACAAAGATCTTAAATGGAGACCTGGCCCGCATGGACCTGAACAGCGAAACCGCAATCTGAGCGGCTGTAATTCACTCACCTCTAACCATTTTGTCGCATGGACTTCACGCTCTCCTCACCGTCTTACGGTTGAAGAACTCGCTGGTCTTGGTCTGACGGAAGATGAGGTTGCGAAGATTGGTATTGGTCACAAGATTGTAAAGTTGCCTGATACCGATATGGTGGAGATGCTCATCAATGGTTCTAACAACTCACGCAAAAACAAGACAAAGAATAAGCCGAATGGCTCCAAGAATAAGCCGAATGGCTCATCAAAAAACAAGACTTTGAAAAAGAACAAGAATGATAAGCCGAACGGCAGTGGGCGTCCATCTGGAAAAGAAGGTTATACCCTCTTCTAAGTAGATGATAGCATATATCACATTCGCCATCTTTTTCGTGGCAACACTACCCCAACTACAACAGACAATTCAAACAGGTGAAACACGTGATTTGAATTGGCTCAACTTGGTTCTTAACATAATCGGCAACACCCTTCTTGGACTCCATGGATATCTACAGGCTGATACTGGTATAGCTATCCTCGGCTTCTACTTTGTAGCCTATTGGTCTACATTATTGTATTATAAGAGCAACGGTGATGCTAAAAGTTAAGAAAGGGCTAAGGCCCTTTCTTAAACGTTATGCCTATCACCTAATATGTCGTTGGACATAAAAGTTAAGGAAACCATGGTTTCCTTAACTTTTAGTCACGACTGAAAGGAATATAGCGAATAGCATCAGAAATAGTCCATCATTCCACGCATGCTCTTTGGTGATTCTACCATTTTCAATTATATCAAGGGCACCACCCAGACCCGTAGCAATAAGTGCCACTAGAATAACAAACCAGAGAATCCATAACAGAAACCGCATATTTATTCAGGGGCAGGAATTAATGTGCGCTCGCACATGAGGTACGTGAACATCTCATCAACGACGACAATAGAGAGCACCATCACCTGTGTTAAGAGTGCCGTGTATAACTCATAACCAGCCTTCTTTATTGTACTAACCGTGAAGACCATGAGTCCTACAATCAGCAGCGCCGCAAGTAGACGCGCCCAAAATAAAATGTAGAAAAAGTCGCAGATTGTGCGACTCGCTACGGGCTTCATCCACGCGGGTTCCATTTCTTCTTATAGATAATAAAAAATGGAACTCTTTATCAGAACAATGGCTGTGCGTAAGAATCGTAAGGGAAGCAGAAAGAGTCGCACTCGCCGCAATCGCCGCAACATGTATGGCGGTGCGTTATCGCTCGCCCCGATGGACCTGAACGACACGAGCATGGCGGTTGCCAGCAAGATGTCAGGTGGTCAGGGCCTCGATTTCCTCAATAAGCACGCTGCCCAGCACGGTGGCGGTCTTCTCGCAGGTGCGCCCGTCGGCGACACTGGCATGCTCGATGAGTCCCTCCGCGCCTCTGCGCGCATGGCCCCTCTCGATGCCTCATACAAGGCTATCGTTGGCATGAAGGACCAGTCCGGTGGCCGTCGCAACCGTCGCAACCGCCGCGACACTCGTCGCAACCGCCGCGACACTCGTCGCAACCGCCGCGACACTCGTCGCAACCGTCGCAACCGCCGCGGCACCCGTCGTCAGGGTGGCGGCATGCGCGCACTCGGCTTCATGGAGGCGGATGCCCCCGGCCTCTTACTGTCTGGTAACCAGGCGACCGCCGCACAAAGCACGATGAGCAAGGAGTGGGCCCTCGCGGAGAACCCGAACTCATTTGCTCCGAAGATGGGCTTTTAACCAAAAATCGCCCGCAGCATAACTGACTGAGATGCCAGCTTCTCACGCTCAGCATCAGTAACACTAACGTGAATATGACATAAGAGATTACCATATCCGCCCTCAGGGCGACGCGGCATTCCCTTCCCATCTACAACATGCGTTGTTCCAGACATGAGTCCAGGCGGCAGGTCGACCACAAGGCCAGGATATCCAGGATGGCCATCCAGCTTCTTCTGACATCCGAGCAAGCACTCTGAAAGAGTCAGACTTATGTCAGTGTGGAGTGTCGCACCATCCCTCTTGAATGCGTTGGCAGATACAGTTGCGTCATCTCCTTCCGTCAGTATAATATGTACATCACCGGCCTCCACAAACTCATGATTATCACTACACTCCCTCTCAAACACAAGCAACTCCCGCACCTTCATACCAGGCTCGACACGTACCGTGAGCACCTTCTCCTGATTCGTGAATTTGCGACCATTACACGCGGTACATGGGGCTCCAGGCTGCTTACCCTCTCCAGCACACTGGGCGCATGGCCCGCGCTGGACCGCCTGCATTCCTGGGCCAATCATCATTATGTGCTCAACAAAACCACGACCCTGGCAGCCATTACACGATGTAAACGTCTTACATCCATCGCCCTTACAGCCATCGCAGAACTTCTGCCTCTCAAACTGGATCTGAATCATACGACCATTATAAAAGTCAGAGAGTGTGAGAGGGATTTCGTGAACCTTGGGCGGCGCCTTCGCACGGCGAACACGAGGTCCGTTGGGCTGTCCGCCGCCAGGACCACCTTGACCGAACATTCCGAAAATGCTGCCAAAGTCGAAGGGGAACCCGCCTCCGAAAGGCATACCATTTCCTGGGAAACCTCCACCAAAAGGATTTCCCTCTGGTGCGCCAGCCTCACCCTCCACAGTCCCAGTCATGTCATACACCTGCCTCTTTCGGTCATCTGACAGTACATCATGAGCCCGCGAAATTGCCTTGAAGTCGTCCTCCTGGCCACCCTTGTCTGGATGATGCTTCATCGACATACGCTTGTAAGCACGACGTACCTCTTCCTTATCAACACCCCGCTCAAGACCGAGAACTTTGTAGAGGTCCTTTTCTGCGCTAGGCCCTGACATCTATGCTTTCTAGAAAAGAGTGTTTAGACCATTATACCCCTACCGTCGTGATTAAAAGTTAAGGAAGCCGTGGCTTCCTTAACTTTTATATCCTACGACATGTTAGGCGATAGGCGTAAGTGCTGGCTGTGCCAGCCAACCCTTAGGGTAACGGTTAAGAAAGGGCTTTGCCCTTTCTTAAGTTTTAGCATCGCCGGTACCAAAATTTGAATTCCTATTTTAGTGTTTGAAGTGTACACTAATGAGTTTTGAAAGTATTCTTCAATGCGCAAAAACCCCTGTCGAGTTTACCTATCTTGGCATCGGTTCTGCGCCACATGCCAAAAAAATAGATGATTTTGATGATACCTGGGACCAGCTCGTACCTGTCTTTGTCAGAGACCAGTCACAAAAAACCAGGCGAATCATTCACTTTGACCCAGCCTTCGCCCACTCGATTGAGTTTGTGAAAACATATTTCGCAAAGAACTATCCAGAGCTCACCTATAATAAAACTGACTATCACACTTGGAATTCCCCGCAAATGGAAGTATTTATCGTAGAAGATATCATAGAGTTTAAGAATAACTTCTACGAAAGTAAAGAAAATCACGAACCCTTTCTCACTGAACTCGCCACGACCGTCCTTGAAAATAAGGGTCAGCTCATCGTCCAAGATTACACGGGCAGAGAGCTTGACGACCTATTCAAAAGAATTTATAACAAAAGTTCAGACAAAGAACTCTTCAAACGCAAAATCCTCTTCGATGTCACATATGGCCACGCATCTTGTATGACCGACTTATCAAATGAAAGACCTATATATGATAGCAAAGGCGATTTCATGAACTTTCTGCTCTATAAGCCTCGTGAAATTGTGGTTGCTATTGGAAAGAACCCTCGTCTTGATGAGCTTATCAAGGACTACTATGTAAAAAAGTTCAGAGAGGTCGTGAACTTTCACCATGCTAATTATAGGCGGCGCGCAAAGGGCGAGACCTGTCTAAATACGTCAGAATTGTATAGTGACAATGCGAAACCCGATATTATTATGGGCTATCTCCAAAGTGAACTCACAGACATCTTCCATATTCTCAAGGAGCTAGGCAAATTCACTGCGGAAAAGGAGCACGAATTTCGCTATCTTATGAAATATTATGAGCAGGTTAATATGTATGATTGGAATACGGCGGTCACTAGGCTTGTTTAAGAAACGGTCTAAGAACCCTCCGCAATAAATCCCAGATGGACTCTGGTCTCATTGGTCAAGAGGAGAGTCTTCGTATTTTAAATGAAACATTGAAAGACCCGCCCCACCTCTTTTTTACAGGTGGATACGGCTGCGGAAAAACGACGCTCATGAATGCGTTCCTGAAGGCGTATTACAACCAGTTCAACATAAAGAATCCTGGCCCCGAGTGGATTCTCAACCTCTCGTCAGACCAAGACCGCGGAATCCACTGCGTCCGCCAGTCCGTCGCCGAGTTCGTCCGCCACGCGCCAGCAAAGGAGGGCATCTATCGCTGGATTCTCTGCGACGACTCGGACTCGCTTCCTATGATTTCCCAGCAGGCCCTCCGCCGCCCCATGGAGACGCACAATCACATTACCCGTTTCATCTTCTGCTCTCGTTATTCAGGCGACCTCATCCCTCCACTAAAATCCCGCTGTCTTCACATTGAGATGGAAACAATCTCGCCGTTCGAGCTTTTCAACCATTTTGTAAGTACAACAGGTCAGACTCACATCCAGCTCTCTCCGTCAGCGAACCTCCTCTTTTTAAGTCTGTCACAGACACCGACAGAAATGAAACGCATGATTATCCTCTTGGGTACGAAATACCCCGAGACAACGGTGGTCAGTTCCGACCAGATTCTTGAGCTCTTTGGTTCACCCAGTTTCTCCCTCTGTGTTTCTCTTCTTCACAGCTATCTCAGAGATGATATTAATGCTTCAATCCAGACCTTCTTCAAAATCTGGAAGACAGGTATCAGCTACGAGGACTTCTTGAATGAGATGAACATTACGCTCCGACAAATTGGCCAGCTTTCACCTCAGAAGAGCCAGCGGCTTCACGAACTCATTCTGAAGGGGTGGATGTATTTCGCCCAGGGCAAGACACACTCTCTTGACATGCTTCGTTTACTTTTCCAGGAGAACTAATTAGTTTAGGATAGGGATGGACACAAAGAGACTTTTTAGAAAGATCCCTCCAGAGGAGCTTGTAAACGAAATTCTTGAACACCTCAAGTTACAGGGTCTTCAAGAGCGGCGGTGGTTTACGCGAGACGAGCTCTCTCTAGAGACGGTTGATGAGTGGCTGCCCATTCTTGAACCTTATTATATACCGTGTAAGGCCAAGCGTTTTCTTGCGAATATGACGCATGCCAGGCTAACAACGATTATTCGGCACATCCTACATCCTCTTGGGTACGACCTACGTACTCAAGAGCGCATGTATAAAACACAAAAAACAACAATGTATCAAATCTACTCAACTAAAGTTCTTCAAGACCTCAGTGCGAACGAGATGCTTGTCGAGTTTTTATGAGTGTATTGATATCTTGAACATATCAGTGATGACTAAATCACTCTCCATAATCTGCTCCTCACTCATCCGAAGGAACCAGCCAAAGTTACGCGAACGCTGGAGCTCCTCCAAAGGGATTGGAACATAGGTAGACTGTTTCTGTATATCAAATGGTAAGACGCCCTGTTGACCCGCCGCAAGGAGATCTTCGAGCTCTATTCTCTTACCATTTGGTTTTCTTGACACCTCAGCGTGAGGGCGATACTCAATATCATCAAACTCTCCAGCGAGCTGACGAGCATCCCACTTCTCGTCACCGCGGAAGTTTAGCCCACCCATCTGAGTCTCCAGCCGCTTACGTGTCATTTCCTCCCACTTCACGAAGATTTTGTGATCGGCCCGCGGCGCCCAGATACAACGGAGACCGGGCGCAGGAGTACCCATAGGCCCACCGAATGTCTCTCCTAAATCAGTGCCAAAGAAAACGACTTTTTCGCTAGGGAGTTGGTCAAAAGGCTTGATGGCGACCGTGCTCGGGCTGAGCCAGAGTCCACCTTCCTTCTTCAGAATCGCGGCACGTATCCAAGCAAGCTCCGCCTCACCCACCGATGCGAGCGGGTTCTGGAGAGGTGTAGGCATAGCCTTCCATCCGCCCAAGCGGAGAGCCACGTCTGAGAGTCCATTAATGACCTCGACACGATACTTATCCTTGTTCTGTACAACGATGGTCTGGTAGCAAAGGTTCAGAAAAGGTAAGCTGATTGCGCGAGACGAACGTCCCATGAAATCCATCCATGAGCGACTGTTCACATCGTCGTTCCTGAGATACAACCAAATAACGGGAAGACCCATCCCCTTCTCTAAAATCTTAGTCTCACGGAAAGGATTCTCTTCAATTGTTGTTGTGACTGTTAGAGTTGCTACTATAACGGCAGTAACCATGACAATCACTACACTTATAACGACTCCCTTGTCCATCTACCGATGAGAGTAGAAATTAAGAAAGGACTTTTTCATTGATTACTGATGACGAGCCGTTTCATCCTCTGGAAATATTCATCTGCGAACATCCCCTCTTGTGCGACTCGGAGTTGCCGTTGACGCTCCCTCTCGGCAGCTTGACGCTCAGCCTCTGCGTGAAGTCCAGCTTCGTAATCGGTCAAAGGCTCGGGGGCCTTTTCACGACTCGCCTGATACTTCTTGAGGTCACGGGCTTCAACACGAACATTAGAAACCTGATTGGAGATTGTGTTCTCCTGCGTATACGCCTGCTTCAAATCCGTGTATTTGAGATTCGCATTCGCAGCAGCGGTATAGCTCTCGGACTTTCCGCGCCCCAGCTCTACACCTGAATTCGGCGCCAGCATCATGGCTTGCGGCGACAGCATCAGCTGGTTCTGGGGAGGCTGTGTTCTCGAAGCCTGCTCTTCGAACATCTTGTTAAAGACGTCGCGATTGAACTTGCCACCGAATTTCTGCGAAGAGGCACCAGCATCCGTCTTATTCGTCAGCCAATCACCATATCCGTCGTCGTCAGGGTCAGGGATTCTCGTCTGTTCAAACATCTTATTGAATGCGTCTACGTCCAGCTTCTTCGGATTCAGGCGGATTGGCTCCACCTTCCAGTTTTTCGCATCACCAGAGCGGGCCTCCTGAATTGCCGTCGGCGCCTCAACAACGCTCGCCTTCGTGCGACCACCATTAATTCTGCGCAGAATCTCCGTCAGATAGGCGTAGGCACGTGTGACGGCCTCAAACTTCTCTTCGGAACCTCCCTTGTCTGGGTGAGTGCGCAGAGCAGCCCTCTTGTACGCCTTATTGAGCGCCTCTTCCGTGAGAGCAACTTCCTCCTCCAGACCCAGCACCTCCAAGCTGCTCTGAAAATAGCCGATGGCCTTCTCCTTTCCTCGAGGACGCGCCAGCTGGGTATACGGATTTTGAGGCTTCTCCACACGGTTCGTTAGTTGCTGTTGTACCTGTGGCTGCGCTTGTGCTCTTTCGCCGGGTAATGCGTCGGGAGTCTGTCCCTTCTGGACTTTCGATATATATGAGAGCAAATGAGGATAAACACCACCCTTCTTAGCACTTTGTACATATTCAGGGCCAGCGAGAAGCGTCTGAATCATATCCATGCGTTTTGCTGGGTCTCGTATTTGAATTACATTTTCATAAATTCGTATATGAACTGACGGTACGTTACCCATCTCTACTATGACGTGCCCTCTTACGTTTTCAAAGCAAAACGCAAGCGACCGGGCGTCAGAATGGGTATATCGGCCTCGCATTCCCACATCCATGACTTGCCAAGCGACATGAATCCGAAACCGCTAGGCCAGAACTGGGGGAGCAAAGCAGGAGCACGGCGAAGCGCTGGATTGCGAACCAGATGCCACGAGTCCATGGGGAGAACAATAGCGAGTTGCTCTTGCGGCTTCAGAGGCTCTTGTGCTTCGATTACGATGGGCTCTTGCGCCCCTGTCACAGCAAGCTCAGACCACAAAGGAGGAAGGTGCCAAGGATAATACCACATCAAATCCACTGGCCGACCAATATAATAGTCAACAACCCACTGGATTCCGTGGAGATACTCAGCAACGGCCAACCCAGGCGCATGATGCTCATACACCTCTCGCCAGTCAGCCCGAAGCCGCCCATCCTCCAAGAACTCCTTCTCCACAAACCAGGTCGTGGGAAGGGCCTGAACCGACATCATAAGACGCTCAGCATCCGTTCTAGGCGGCATCGGTCGCATCGTCTTCTTCGTATAAATCGCCTTCAGCAAATCCGCCTCTTCCGTCTTTGCGAGTTCTTCGAACAGCTTCCGAAATGTATCATAGTTCACCTTCTTCGTCTCATAGTCAACGAAGCAGAGCCCGCTCGCCCTCAGACCCCGCATCTTCCCCAGAAGAGTGTCGTGACCTCCGTCGCGAATCTTCAGCGTGAGCCCGTGCGGTAGAAAGTCGTTACCCAGCAAGCACATCACCGCCACATAATCAAGAAGAAAGCTAGGCTCCTCTGAAGTTGGGCACAAGTTCTTGAGAAGGTGTTGGACGGAGAAGAAGAGAAAGGGTGCGGCCCCAAACTTCGCAGCCTCCTTCCCAAACTCGCTCTTTTCGCGCATCAGAACACACGGCTTCATATATTCCCGCCCAGTTATCATCGCTAGCAGAATCAAGTCCGCATCGAGCCCATACACAATTATAGTACCATCTATATCATTCCGACGAATCCACTCCATAGCCTTATGCTCTCCCTCCCCCGGTTCATCCGATGTACTCACGCTCCATCCAGGACGAGCCGAGCAAAGCTGTTGTAAGCGCTTACCCAGTCCCTCCATATACGCCGTCCCTGGTGTGATTGCGTTGGTATCCCAGCGCTCATCCTTGCGAACACCCATCTCGTATTCCTTGCCGGCCCACCACACAGACTTGAAGCGCCGCATCCGCTGCTGCTTTATCTTCGCCATCGGGACAACACCGTCAACGGCAATAAAGACCTTCGCAGGACACGACGCAGCGGTCCAGATACCGACCAGCGTCTTACAAACCTCCTCATTCAAGGCCCGCTCCCACCCCTCTTCCGTATCCAGCGTGTACTTAGGAAGTACCGAGCTGCGCAAGCAACCATAGACAATACAGTTGAAATCTACAAGTAAACAGGACACGGTGCCCTGAACATTTGGAGATAACACTCCACGTACTGTCTCTGTCAATCGTTTGAAATATGATGGTATACCCATTCCTTCTATTTAGTAAAGTACCGAAGACTTAGGCCGAACTCTGAATAATAACTACCAATAACAGAGATGTCGGCATCGGCAGCATGGTTTCAGAAATACCCTGTCCCACTTCTAAGTGAAATAATTAAGATTCTCCCCGACAGTATTATTGTTATGTCAGGGCTCATGTCCCTTCTCACAACATCTTATGCGCAATTCATATTCTTTCTGAGTCTTCTTGAAAGCGTGATTGGATTTTACATCTTCCGCAACATCGTGGCACAGCTCGATTTCGGATTCACAAAACACGAAAGAGGTTTCGGTTCTGGCGATTGTAAGACGGGATTCAGCTCAGCCACACTATCCAGCCTCTCCTTCTTCACTGTAGACCAGCGCACCGCATTTCCGTCTGCTCCTCTCTACATGATAAGTGTGGCAGCCTCCTACGTATTTACGACACTCAGCAATCAAATCAAGGAGCTGGAGGCGCTTGGTCCCGACTATTCACCCCGATTCTATATCTCCATAATGGCGCTGTGTACTCTGCTCTTCTTTGTGGGGTGCTACCGCATGTTCTACAACTGCGAGTCTATGATGGTCGTATTTACAAGCATCGCGCTCGGCCTCCTAATTGGAACAACGCTGGTGACGCAAAATCTGAAACTGCTCGGACATGATAGTACCAATTTATCAGGTATACCTCTTCTTAGAAATAAAACCGCTACGGGAGAATCGATATATGTCTGCACCCAACGGGCTTCCTCATAAAACGATACCTAAGTAGAATGACGGTGATAGAATCCATAAAACAAACAACAACAGTCGCTTTTATGGCACTACCTCTTATGCTAATCGCGTATACCTTTTTCATGGGGTTTGGACTCGGTAATGTCGGTCTAATTATATTACTTCTTGGACAGATTACGGTTGTTCCTCTATCAGCTACTGCACTTCAGTGGGCGTTTACAACTCTTAAACTTAGAATGGGTTGATTCATATTAAGTTCAAATGGTACAGTAGAATGGACCAGACGGATAAAGCAATATATGTTCTCGGATTTATCCCAATAACAGCTATCGGTATCTCACTTTTTATCGGCATCCCCTTCCTTATCTACGTCATTTTCCGTAAATACTTCGTGCCCCAGGTTACAAATTACGATATTTGTAACCTAGTTCCGTCTCAGGGAGGAAAAGGTGGAGCACCTCTTAACATAGCGCCCTCCTTCTGGATGGCGCAACTCCTCTTTTTTGTGGGCTATCTTCTACAAAACGCGACCTCCCTCTACAATCAGCCGGCGGATCCTATGGCCTCTGAAGCAAAGGTCAGAAATCGCAGAGAGCAAGCAATTACGGCAATCCTTATCACAACAATTGTCACTATCGCGTTTGTAGCTATTCGTTACACAACAGGATGCGAGACCGCCTTCGGAATCGGCATCGCGATTGTAACAATGATTCCTCTCGGTGTTGGCTGGTACCATTTCGCCTCACTCTGCGGCGCGCGTAACAGCGACGTATTTGGAATTTCCGCCAAGATTCTGCCTATAGGTGCGAGTGAGCCTGCGCCTCAGGTTTGTATTAACACGAGCGTCTAATCCTCTAGATAACTATAAAACATGGAATACATATACTGATTTATATGTTTATTCGTAATCGATTTCTGTATGAATATGCTATCTTCATGAACCACATGTGAATAGGATAATTCAGGAACAATATACAAATTAATACCGTTCTTCAAAAGAAGATAGTTACTGTATAATACGTCACATGTAAAACAGACCTTTGAGAACTCATCTAGTTCATATAGACTCAGTATATCAACACACTTCTTCGATAATACATAATTACCAGTATTTAAACAAATCTCAAGTAAATTATAATTTTCCTTTTTATATATACCGGCTATAATTTCTTTTGTTAGAAGAACTCCATTAAAACAACGAAAATCAAATTCTGGTGCTGCGAAACTAGGAAGATATACTGTCATTTCATTTAACGGCTCTGCTGTCACCCTCTTAAAATAGTCAACATCTACAAAATTATCAGAATCAACTAGGCATATCCACTTGTTCGAGGCATATTTCATACATTTCAGCTTATTTAGAAATGGTCCGAGACATTTGTCATTTTGATATACACGAATCTTATTCTCAGATGAGTACTTTGATACTATCTGAATATAGTCTTCACCTGTTTCATCTACAATTACAATTTCATCAATATATGGATTTTCTAAATAAAGAGGAATATACTTTTCCAAAAATGACCATCTTCTCATCGTAGGAATACAAAGAGAATATTTCATATCTATAAATAACAGAATTATGTCTTTAGGAGTAGAATTTAGACCCTATACTAAGATTATATACCCTCCTTTCAAAAAGGGTCGCTATTTGGAAGAGGCCTTTTACGATTTTTATAAGAGTGAGAGTAGTGATAGAATCTATATTCCTGTTTTCTGGACAAATCTTCAAACAGACCCAGAGTTTTCATCGAAAAAACCAGCTCTTCAAGAGGTCCTTACATCCTGGTTTTCAAACTTCCCACCTGAACAGAAATATTTTGCAGTTGTACAGCATGATGACGGTATATTGTTTACTATACCAAAAAACACACTTATCTTTGGAGCATGTACAGGTGACGTTCCAATCCCTCTTATCTACGAAGATACAGACTTCAAGCTGGAACATGAAGAACAAATCCCCTTCAATGAAAAAGGTTATTTGGCAACATTTATAGGTGCGGATACACATGATGTTCGTACGAGAATGATTGAGTATAGTAAGAAGGGTGATGAATGGTTCATCTGTGAAAATGAAAGCTGGACACCTGATATACCAAAGACAAAGGCGGAAAGATTTATAGAGATTGTTAAAGAAAGTAAATTTAGTCTAGCACCAAGAGGATATGGCCGCTCTTCATTTAGATTTTTTGAAGTGTTCAAACTAGGATCAATCCCTATTTATATTTATGATGACATAGAATGGTTACCATATAAAGAGTATATTGACTATAGAAAAATATGTATTTCTATACATATATCTGAAATAGAACATCTTCAAGATAAACTACAAATAACAGAAGATGAGTATAACTCCTTTATGGAATCCTATAACAAAGTAAAACACATGTTTACGCTTGAAGGAATGAATCAGTATATTAAATCATATCTGCAATCTTCCGTAAATAATGAAGATTGTTTCTGAACTGCCAGAGTCCGTCTGCCTTGACATGACCGTATTGTATACTGTCTTTTGTGATGGCTATAAACTTCTCCACAGCCTCTTGATATCCTTTGAGTGACCCATACATCTCTGGCAGTTGCTCGATGGTAATACCTGATACAACTTGCCGCCCAGTATTCACATTCTCATGTAAATCATACAGCCACTTTCTGGCCCGCTCGCGCAATGGTATTCCTCGCAGCATAGTAAACTGCGCAACCGGGTTCTTTGCGAGCCACTCCTTGTAATGAGCTCTACAAAGCGCACACGGCATTGCGTTCTCTACACTCTTCAAAACGAACATCCATCGATTCACCTCATCTGTCTGAAGTAACGCAGGCCGTGGTTTTCCCAGATGCTCAGCGCTAGTATGTAAAATTTTCCATAAGAGCGGCCCCCACATTCTACACACCCCTCTAAAATTTGAGGCCGCCGTTTATCCGCTGCTTTCTCAACCATGACATCAGTACCTATCCCCAAGCTGTATTGGGACACATTCCAATCAGCTCTCCAGTCGAAAGTCAAACGGCTGGCGAAGGAAATTGCCACAACACTTGGTGAATCAGAGCAACCACTTCTGAAGGCTTTATTGACCGAGAAGGTAGATGCGCTCCTCTTCGAAGAGGATGGTGACGAGATGATAGACCTCGAAAGCATGCGTTGTAAACATATTCAACCGACGCCTGAAAACCCAGCCGTTCTACGCAGATGTGGTCAACCTGTCGTGTACAAAAAGACAGCATGTCTTCATCATGAACTCCACCCTACCTTTCTAAAGGCCCCGCAAGTTCCTGAATGGCAGAAACTGAGAGACGCAGATGGGACTATACACTTTGGCTACTCTATTGAGGGGCGTGGCCGCGTCTTCAACGTAATCTAGAAAAATTGACATAACCCCTTCTTTTTTCTACCGTATGTTCCACATCGGTATAGCTCCTCCAGCAATACCTAGGCGGGAGAAGCGCGATACAATTTACAATGTTGCTGTAGGCCCGCCCAAATTCACAGGGCGACCAACATCATGGCTTCTACTTCCTAAGACAAACCTGTCCTTCTTCCAGCGCCAGCTTGACATTGTCACAACAGACTCATTCAACGAACCTTATGATGTGAGTAATAGTTTCGACATAGTGTTCTCACTTAACTCAATCGCATATGGAATGGCTACAGCTATGTTTCCTACTAAACTCACGCATAAGCAAATTTGCTCTTCCGTCAAGGAGACTTACACAAAGAATATGAAGATTCGGTGGGCTATGAAGAAGGTTCTGAACAAGTGGAGAACAAAGCATATAACAGTCGCAAATGAAGATGATATCGCAACACAAGAGTCTCCAAAGAAGAAGATTGTGTTTATTGATTGGAAGACGCGTGTATGCCACCAGTTCGAAGCCGCAACAATTCTTCGAGACACTATGAACCGCCTCTTCAATCACGACCAGCTCTTTCTCCAGTCACTTCCGCCTAGGAATCCTTTCACAAATAGTTCTTTGTCCTATGGCGCACTCGTTTCACTTCATAACCAGTTACGCAGAGTGGGTGTAACACACTGGTTGTGGGAAGCTTTCGCCGCGTCCGACTTTGACATTGAAAGCTTGGAAAAATCCTATGAAATGCCGATGAAGATGCATTGTTTAGATGTTATGATGAGAGATAAGACAAACTTCAATACAATTGACTTTGTAATGGACTTTATCATTGGTGAATACACTCATCATGTTCTATATGGGCCTCCCAAAGAGACGGTTGTATTGCGAGTTCTCTCAACAAAGTGGGATGAACCTAAAGTTCAGGACTGGGTTAAACTCTGTAAGATTTACTGGACGAATGAAATTCGCGGGAGATGTGACGACAACTCCATAGTTCATATGAGATCTGAAACACTTATTCGCTGTATGCGAGGTTGGCATCTTATCTAGTCCACCTCCTCAACCTTCGGTCCAGGAGCAGACTCAGGCGCACTCTTATCAGAATACAGCTTCATGAGAACAGGACGCACCATCTCCTCCACACGCTTCTTCTCCTCCTTGAACTCGTCCGTCGTCGCATCAGTGTGCGACTCGAGCCACGTCATACCCGTCTGGATATTCTCCTCCGCACCCTTGAGCTCATCCTCACCCAGCTTCTGCTTCGTCTTCTCATCACGCAGCGTGTTGCGCGAGTTGTAGAGGTAGGACTCCAGGTCGTTCTTCGCCTCCATGCGCTCCATATTTTTCTTGTCATCCTCAGCATACTGCTCCGCCGCCGCCACCATCTTCTCAATCTGCTCCTTCGTCAGACGGCCCTTGTCGTTCGTGATAGTAATCTTGTTCGTCTTGCCGCTGCCCTTCTCCACCGCAGACACGTTGAGGATACCGTTCGCATCCATGTCATACGTAATCTCAATCTGCGGGACACCGCGAGGCATCGGCGGGATGCCGTCCAGACGGAACTTGCCGAGCAGGTTGTTGTCCTTCGTCATCGCACGCTCGCCCTCGAAGATGAGGATGTCAACCGCCACCTGGTTATCCGAGTACGTGGAGAACGTCTGCGTCTTCTTCGTGGGGATGGTCGTGTTGCGCTTGATGAGTGGCGTCATGACACCGCCCGCCGTCTCAATGCCGAGAGACAAAGGCGCAACGTCGAGGAGGAGCAGCTCGCTGGTGCGGTCGTCCTTGCTGTCACCCTTCGTGAGGATGTGCGCCTGGACCGCCGCGCCATAGGCCACCGCCTCATCAGGATTCACGCTGTCATTCAGCTTCTTGCCGCTGAAATACTCGCTGAGAAGCTGGCGAACACGCGGGATGCGCGAAGAGCCGCCGACCATGACAATCTCGTGAATCTGGTCCTTTGACAGCTTGGCGTCACGGAGGAGGCCATCCAGAGGGCCCAGGCAGCGCTGGAAGAGTGAGTCGCACAGGCTCTCAAACTTCGCGCGAGTGAGCGGCACACTGAGGTCCTGGCCCTCCGCCAGAGAGTCAACCTCAATCGTGGACTGCGTCGCCGCCGACAGATTGCGCTTGGAGCGCTCGCAGGCCGTGCGGAGGCGGCGCAGGGCCTTCGCATTGTCCTTCAGGTCAATCTTCGTCTTCTTCTTGAACTCGCTCACGCAGTAGTCAACGAGGATGTTGTCAAAGTCTTCGCCGCCGAGGTGCGTGTCGCCCGCCGTGGCCTTGACCTCAAAAATACCACCGTCAATTGTCAAAATACTTAAATCGTGCGTACCCAATTGTGTTATCGCAAGGCTCTTTATCCTTACTTCTTACAGTTTCCCGCAAGTTCAGACTATATCTTAATTGTTGTAAACAACAATCCCAGGCGCTCGTGGATATTTCTTCATGCCTCCAAGAAGGGTTTAGAATACTTTATCTAGTCGTTGAACCTTTACCTGCTTTCACAGGCACTTGGCTGCTGATTGCCCAATTCTCTACCTTTTTAAAACCGTCACGCTCGCCGTTGCCAGCCACGTTGTGGTGTTAGAGACTCTAAGGGGTTTCCAGCAATTCACCTAGCATATTAACGTGGAGGCAGTTACGCTGCACAAGCGCTTAGTTTACCACCACAATCAAAGATGAGCACATTCTGCTCACCCGTCTTGGAGGAGCGGTCAAGACCGTACGCAATCGCAGCAGCCGTGGGCTCGTTGATGATACGGAGCACATTGAGGCCGGCGATAACGCCAGCATCCTTTGTGGCCTGGCGCTGGGCGTCGTTGAAGTACGCAGGCACAGTGATGACCGCATTCTTCACCTCGCCGCCGAGGTACGCCTCCGCCGTCGCCTTCATCTTCTGGAGAACGGCCGCGGAGATCTCCTCAGGCTGGAAGCGCTTCTTCTCACCCTTATATGTGACCTCAATCACAGGCTTCTCAGCCGCACCCTCCAGCACCTTGAACGGCCAGTGCTTCATATCGCTCTGGACGAGCGAATCGTTGAAGCGACGGCCCATAAGACGCTTCGCATCAAAGACTGTATTTGCGGGGTTAGACGCCGCCACACCCTTCGCCGCGTCACCAACGAGGCGCTCTTCATCCGTAAACGACACATATGAAGGGGTTGTACGATTCCCCTGGTCATTCGCGATAATCTCTACACGGTCGTTCTGCCAAACGCCGACACAAGAATAGGTCGTGCCGAGGTCAATACCGATAGCAGGAATATCCTTCATATGAATAGTTATTGTGGAAACATTTTAAGTCGTTTTAGTTTAGGCAGTATTTATATACAGGACCTTTTCAATTCTTCCTATAAGAAGATACTGTTTCAGAAAATAGTCCACGGAATATTGGAAGGCCTGCTCTACACTCTTCAAGATCATTTCTGAGCCAACACCTCTAAAAAAGGGAATAGAGAGAAGCTCACCCTCCTCTAATGCCTCAAATTTCTCGATAAGATTTTTCACATATTCACTATAAGGCATGGAATTCTCGCCATACTTTTCTTGTTCAGCAAGAAGAGCCGCGTCCACAATTTCGTGAATAGGCCCTTCTCCGCCGAGTGTAACAAAAAGTTCATGAGCATATTCTAACATAAGAGACCTATATGTCTCAATATCATTAATAGAAACAAAATCCTTCTGGAAGAACATGTGGGCCGCGCGTTTTTTAGCCCGCTCGACGATTTCATCACGAGGAATGATAGGATACACAACAATAATACGATGGCTCAAAGGAACTGTCAAAGGGCCTATTGACGATTCATCAATTCCAATCGGCATATTCGCATCGTCGTATTTTATCTTTCCAAGAAGTTCCTCTTGAGTATTCTTGAAGACTTCAATAAAGGGTGTGCGAGAGCGTAGAACACGATGAGGCGTGAACTGGTCAACCAACCTCTTTCTTTCTTGGTCTTCGCCATAACCTGCGCCCCCTGATTCGTACTGAATATGTTTTCCCATTGTAAAAAGCTCAGACAGAACTTCGCGCATCTTTTCGCGAATTGTCTTTGTAGAGCCCGTCTTATTTTTGCTTCTGTAGAATGAATATATACTTGTAGACTTATCATATAAAATATCCTCTAGTATTTTGTTGAATTCATCCATCTTAGAGATGGGTACAGGCCGCCCGCTTGGCCAACCCTTTACAAACGCATTCACATCCTTCTTCACAGAGTTTGTGTAACGCTTTTTCATATTCAGCGCGTAGGATGAAAGTCTTTGGCGAACCGCTGCGTAATCTCTGCGCGTATAATCGGCCTTCATCCGTTCATATTCAGCCTTTGCCATCGCTGATTCAAAGCGATAGGGTACAAGATTCTCAATAATCTTGTCAGGCGAATAATCAATGTAATTTCTGAAAGGAACACCGAGTGTTTCAATGAACGTCCGAACCTTATCCGAACTTTTTCCAGAGCCTGGAGGCCCCCATTTTAGAAGAAAGATAGGGCGATCTACCGAAGGAAACCTCTCCAGGGGTCTTCCATTACAAAAAATCTCTAGAATTTTATCTTTTGTTAGGTCGCCAACTGTATGATATAATTCGCCGCCTTTCTGTTTTCTCAAGCGCCGAGTTTTATTCGGCAGCCGATTATTCGCCGGCATCTATTTAACAAGGACAATTTTCTTCAACCTCGGAGTCAAGTTCCACCCCTCTTGTATGGCCGCCCATCCCTCCTGCTTCTCATACAGACTCAGGTCGAGACCGCACCGAATCGCATCATGCGTCCATGAAACGAGACCCAGAGACGGCGCCGTTCCATACAAGTTCATCAGAATGCGCTCCTTTTCTGTATCGGCAAAGAACCCACGTCCATGACTCTTCTCTTGGTCGGCCAGCGACCATTCATCAGGAATATCATCCGGGAAATATAGGTCGTAGAACGCCTCCTTTGACGCATCATTCTTATAGATAGGCTTCCAGCCACCAAACTCAGCAGCAATCGTATCCCAGTAGGGTGAACCATGAAGAGCAGTGAGTGGTTCTCGTATCTCCTCTATATTTGTAACGTTCCTAGGCATTTCACCACGCTGCGTGATGAACAAGCACGCTTCTGGCCTCGTCTTGAATTCTCGCCGCTCCCTCCGCCCTTCAAGAGCGGTCCACTTCTCCACAAGACTCTTATCTACGTGATACCTAGGCGCCGCCGCACTATGATTACAGACCAGAAGGAGCGCCGCCGCCCTGCTCTCCCATACCATAGTTTGCGACTTCAACAACTCCAGCGTCCCCTTTGATTCAGGCGCGGCCTTCAAAAGCACATCCCACGCATCCGTCTCCCATCGACAGCGCAGCAACGTCCACGCGAACAGAATTTTCCGCTGTTTGATTGCGTCCGCCGCTGCCTCACCCATCCTGAAGACGAATGTATCAGGCTGCTTCTCCCAGTTACAAGACCCCTTCGCCAGCAAATAAAGAATGCTCGCATCCTTCTCGCTCGTACAGATTCCGCCGACGAATGGAAGAATGTCATCGACGCTGATTTCATCCTTATTCATGAGGGTCAGAAGGTCAACCAGTAGAACATAAGAGCCGCCGCCATAGAACCAAGCGCGCATCAGAATCTCCAGGAGTTCGGCACTCATCAGAGTATCGCAAAGCTCCATGCTCCAAAACAGGGCCTCTCGATAATTCCTCTTGACAAGAGCATAGTAACAGCATGCTTTCACCTCATCAATACGGTAGAGATGGCGTGATAACATTGTGTCTTTACAAGCGTCCGTTTAAACTTTCAATTTTAACCTACACTAAAGTAGTCGCATGTTCGTGTTGCCAATTGGCGACAATGCTAATGAAATACTGCCGAGACTTTGGTTAGGAAATGCGAAGGCAGCACATGATAATGATTTTTTAAAGTCGAAAAACATTTACACTGTTTTTAATTGTAGCAAGGACATCCCATTTCACCCTCGCGCAAAACGCTGTTATAGAGTGCCGGTCGATGACAACTTACAGGCCGAGGAGATTCGCAATATGGAACTCTGGTCTTTCGAGACCATCAGTAAACTATGTCAAGAGTACAAGACAGGCTCGACAATACTTGTTCACTGCGCAGCAGGTATGCAGCGCTCCGCCGCTGTTGTTGCGATGTTCCTCATAGCAACAACAAAAGTCTCGTCAGATGAAGCGATGGCTCATATACGCTCTAAGAGGCCTATTGCTTTCATGCCGATGGCGAATTTTGCCACCGCAATTAAGGGATTTGAGCGCTCTTTACAGAAGATTCAGGCGGAGGAGGCCTCAAAATAAAGGGATGGGTCAATTCGCACAACCGCATCCATCTTGAATCCATTCTTTTCTTTATTCTTGTGTGGGTATCCACGAGGGTTATTCGTAAGCAATACAGTATTGACCTGACCAGTTGTAGCCGTCCACGTGTAATTCTCCGTATTCGGTACATGGCAATGCCCATACAGCCACGCAACGAGGGGCGGTCGCAGCAAAAGCTCCAACTCAGGCGCATTCGTGCTACTCGTCTTTTCCTGAATCCACTCTTCTTCTGTCAGCCACGGCAACGGAGCATAATACCCTAGCACAACAACTGGCTTATCGCAACTAGCAAGATAGTTCTGTAACCAGAGACGGCAGCGATTATATTCATACAGAAAAAGACCTTTGTCCGCCGGACACGGGTCTGATTTTGCCCAAATCTTTCCTGTCACGTGGAGCATAATCTCGTCACGAGGCCGACGCCAAAGGGGGCATCCCAAAAGCACGAGCCCATCGTCACTCCCCATCGCTTCGCAGTAAAGCACATGAACATTCTGAAATGGCGCGACGGCGCGTTTCATCGCCGCGACAGCATCATTTACACGCGCAAAGCCGGAGTACCAGACCTCTAAATCACCGGGAATCCACACGACCGTCTTCCACTTCTCAGAGCACCATTCAAAAAAGGGTCGCAGGTGAGAATTGTCGACGGGACATATATCTCCAAGCAAAACAAGTACAGGAGCAGCTGGTTTCAAGACCTCTTCATAAGTTGTCTTGGGCCATCTTTCTAAGTGTAAATCGCTCGCATACTGTAGTCTCATCCGAGCTTCTGTGCTAGAAGCTCAATTTTTCCAGACGTGTCTGACGGAAACTGGAATTTCAAGAGGGGCTTCCCAAGCAGCTCAATGTATTCAGGGCCGAACCTGATAGGAAGAATATTCCATTCACCGTATTGTATAAAGATAGTGTGGAGAAGGGCCTTTTCGGTCTCACCACCAGGCGGAAGAACAATTCCTAGTGGATACCACTTAATCGTGTCGGGCTCTCTCGTTGTGAAGCGTACACCCGTCCAGACAAAGCCGTCGAGGCATTTGGGCACTTCAACGACGAGGCTGTCCTTGTTGACAAAGAATTCGTGGTAAATCTCGGAGTGAGCAATATCTTGCGGACATTCCGTGTCGCACTTTTGATTCCAGGGCCAGTGTGAGAAGCAGCGAGGGTCCATTCTACCATTTGAACTTAAAATTAAGGAAGCTCAGTGAGCTTCCTTAATTTTAAGATTCAACGGTTAATCTGTCGTAAGTGCTGGCTGTGCCAGCCATCCCTTAGGGTAGGACATAAAAAATAAGAAAGCCACGGCTTTCTTATTTTTTAGTCACGACAGTATCGGGTGTCTCTAAATTCCGTAACTCTTCAATTTTATGCCGAATAAAAGAGTCCCAACTATGAACCCTATAAAAAATTCAACTATGTCTATTATCATATTTTTGTCATAGATATCTAAGACTTGATAAATAATGAAAAGAGGCACGAGTATATGTAGTTTGACAGCAATAATACCAAAGAAGAAGTGCCAGAATGAATTCCAGCCGTCTGCGCCTATGTACCGCATCTAACATATCGTCTGAAAATCCCAATAACAGCCTCCCTCGATAGAAGCAGCACCACCTGGCGTCTCCTCCAAAGACGGCCAGACCCACGCATCCGTCCAGAACTTGGAAATCACATCGTGGATTACCCATCGCCGCCCCTTGATACCAAACAGCACCTGTATCGCGCCGCCAAGCACGATACACTGGAGACCGCGCCGCTTCAGCTCCGCGCCGAGAATCATACCGAGCCCTCCGCACCCGATAATACAGACCTCTGCGCCAGACTTCACGACTTCCGCGGTCAAATGCGCAACTGCGTCTTGCCAGGTAGTCACGCCCTCTGGCCATTCAGCACGCCCTCGCGCCACCACACTCGGAAATCCAGTCTGAATGGGCAACCACGTGGCCTCTGGAAGAAGTGTGTCCGCGTGATCACCCCATATCTCACTCCTCTTGGGAATCTGCGCAGCAATTGTCTTCGCGAACGAGCTGACAACAGCAACCTTCTTTCCCTTCAGAAGCGCAGTCCAGCGGAATTCAGGCGCGGCATAATAGGGTTCCAGGCTGCGGAGGGGAATATAGGTCTCACTCAAACAATGCTGTTTGAGAACGCGCTCCTCTGCCACCTTCATAGGCCCGTACCAACCAGCAACAATCGGCTCCGAGTCAATAGAACCCAGCGCAGACCTGTATGCCGCGGCCCATTCGCTCACCGACTCTTGTGTGGAAGGAAAAACGCCAGAGTAAAGCTCCAGATGCTTTCTCATACCTTCGATGCCAGTTCCATATGTAAGCACCTGCATCTCAGTGCTTCCGTTGCGGCCAATTAGACAGGGTTCGCCGCGCCGAAGGGTCTCACATATATAGTCTGCCCCTTTATTGATATCCATCTTTAGTAATAACATAATAAAGCTTTACATCCCTCGCCGTTCATTAACTTCCATAGCATACCTCAACCGCTTTCTTGCCTCATGACGCATATTCACATATAAATCATACTTCTTCTTATAAGGACAGTCAATACAGGTAGGGTCTAGAAGCTTGTAGTAAAACTTAGCCATTCTATTGTGCCGTTCAACATGCCGCCTCTCAATATTTATAGCATTGAATGACCATTCATACAAGCGTTGCGAATACATTTATTTTTATAAAGAAATTTACCGCCATCTGATTTGATAGGATTGTATGAACCACTTCCATTTGACATCACACTCTGGAAATGCGTTCTTGAGAAGGGGCTCAACGTCAGCCCTCGTGAGACCATCTGGTACATCAACGTTCTCGTAGTTAGCCCCGTGTTTCGCAGCCCCTTCCACATTTCTTATAACAATATCAAGAAACTCCTTGATAAGCTTTTCTTTATCATACATGGAACACAGGTCAGCCGCTGTAGGCATCCGAGTTCTAGGCTAAAATTAACTCCTATCTTTAGGCAAGACCTGTATGGCAATCGAATTTTCTTCAAAAACATCAGAATATTCTGAGCTCAGTAATTTTCACCACTCTCCATTTATTCTGAATGGTATATGGCCAACGGTTGAGCATTATTTCCAGGCACAGAAGTTTCCAGGAGATCCAGATCTCCAAGAGAAGATTCGCAAGACGGAATATCCATCTATTGCGAAAAAGCTTGGGCGAACGCGGTCGCCACATTTCCGCCAAGACTGGGAGACCGTAAAAGAGATGGTAATGCTGGAGGCGCTCCAGGCGAAGTTCGAACAGAATGAGGACCTCGCTGCCCTTCTTAAAAGCACAGGGACCGCGCAACTCCGAGAAAAGGCCTCGTGGGACAGCTACTGGGGAACTGGGCGAAATGGAAATGGTAAAAATAGAATGGGTGAATTATTAATGATTGTGCGTCAGGGTCTTTAAACACCATAGATGTCGCGTTGAGCATTGAAATTTTGTAAGATTTGTGCTGCTGATAGTACACTCGTGTTTCCTAAGATGGCGCTGGCGCAGGAGCAGGCGCTTAAGAAGGAGCAGGTGCTGGCGCTGGAGCTAACACTGGAACCGCAGCATTATAGATATTGATTGCGATACCGTTTAGTGGCGACATGTAATTTGTCCAGGTCGTCGTGGTCGTGAGATTGAGGGCGCAATCTGTTAGATATCGTGATGGAAGGACAACGCCGCCTAGAGGGTTATAATCATTAATACGTGCTTGTGTGCCATCTACGTATATAATACTTGAATGAAGATGTTTGAATATGAAAGGCTGTGTATTATACTTAGCTAAGAATCCTGTGCTTATCTCAAACCGACTGGCTCGATTATAGATTTGTGTTGGATTCATATAATCAGTAAATGCGGCTCTGGGTACAAGATATCCATCATAAGCTATGAAAGTTGACACTTGATACATATTTGTTGATGTATTTGGTGTGTGAAACGCGTTAAATGAATAACAGGGCGAGTATTCTATAAACACGCGAGACGAAGGTGTTAGATACTTCACAAAAGAGCTCAGCGATACTTCGCATGTTGATATAAGTGTATCATAGCTTGTACCAGTTCCCTTCTGAATTGAGGAATAGATTGTGTAAGATGGCGTTGACCACATATTTATATAACGCGGTGTACTTATGAGGAAATTTGTAAATGTGCTCATCATAAGAGTTGAAAAGGTGCTTGTTTGGACACCCTCTACTGTATTAATGTAAGAGGATGTACCATTCAGTGTTGATTGTAAATATAGACTTGTACTCAAGAAATTAGATGTTGTGATACGTATTAAATATGAGCTCATAATTTGCGAGCTCATATAATTTGACATATCTTGGAGAGTGTACACGAGATTTTTTACAGTTTGATTGCTTGTTATAAAATAGTTCTGACTAAAAATGGAATTTGTAGATGCGAGTGTGTAGTCTTCCATTTCTAGACCGAGATTCGTTGAAAGGGTTGAGATAGATCCAGAAATGTCGGTGTAGAACATGGAGGCTGTCGTTGAAAAACTGGATATATCTCTGTGAATGTTGCGATTAATGAAGATGGTTGACTGATTAAACGAAGAGATTGCTGAACCAATATTTGTAGAGAGGGATATTATACCGGTGGAATAATTGGCAAAAGTCACGCATGAACTTTCCATAGAAGACCGAAATATCCCTTTAATAGTACTAGTATTCTCCTTGAGTCTACCGAATCCAGTACTTGTGAAGGAGCTAATGCCGATGCCGATTGTGTAATTACCAGGCAAGGTATTCGTACTTAGAATCATAGCATTACTGCCAATTAGCGTGATTGTTGAATGATAATCGTCGAGAGGCAGCGACACATTGCTTGTTTTGAAGAAGGGGTGGCGGATTTCATAGGTGACTGTGTTTGTGCTGGGGTTTGTTGTAAAAACTGTGTTGCCAAGAGAGGAAAAATAGAAGGTTGAGAACACAATCGCGTTAAGGCCAGAACTTATACTGCTCAGCCCTGGCACTTCGAATTCGGCAAATACATTTCCGTTAATTTGCGATTGATTCAGTCCAGCTTTAATCGTCTGAATTCCAGCACCTGCTCTGTATGAAAAGCTGTTGAAACTTGCGTCTGCTACAAAGTAAGAGGCTGGTGAAAAGGCGACGGTTTTGAATGCGCTGACATACGCCATAGGTGACGAGATTGTAGACCAATATGTACCGCCTGTACCGTCTGATGTCAGTGCAGTAAAGGATGGAGGCATTGTACCAGCACGAATTGTTCGTAAAGTTATAATGTCATAATCGGCGGTAGACCTTGATGAGGCCATTCTTTTAACGGCAAGTATTTTATGCTAATCCATTTTGCATCGTAACGAAGATGGAGTTCGTGGATGCCATGTAAATGTTAACGTTGCTGTTTGTCAGTCCGCCGTTCAGATTCGAGCTCAGACCATTTACAAGGCGGTGTGTAAGTACATACTCTTCGTCGTAATTACCATAAATATTGGCGGCTGTGAGAGCCATCTTCAGAGGGGTCTGGAAGTAGTTCGATGTCCCTGCCGTGAATCCTGATGCGACCATCCATGAATTGTTAGTTGTTTCGAGCATAGGCGAACCCTTATACGTCAAGAACGTGCTGAAGGGGAGTATCGTCGTGTTATTCGTCAAGTTCATGTAACAGAAGAGGAAGTTGGGGTAGACGTCGAGGGTGATTTTGGTCGTGGGTGTGAGATAGTTTGAGTGGTTTGTAAATTGGAGCTGACCTGTTGAGAAGTAGAGGTCGCGGCCCGTTGTAGAGGCTGTAATCGGGCCATTTGTTCCTTTGAATGTGAGTGTCGAGTTGTGGAATGTGCTTAAGAAGCCCATGTTTTGGAGAGATGAAACCGTCACGTTTGCGTTGTAGATGACGAGATTACCGGCCCTATCTACGTTAATATTTCGGAGAAGTCCCTGTGTTGCGCTCAAGAAGGTTTGTGTGCTGACGTATCCATAGGAGCCGAGACCTGTGAAGGAGCTCTGCGACGTTATGAAGATTCTATCACGGGAGCCTACGAATGTGCTTGTGAGTGCGGCTGTGCTTACATAGTTGAATTTTCCCAGACCCAGGACCGTGCTCTGAAGCTGTGTGCTACTGATGAATCCGACGTTGGCGAATCCTTGGATCGTGCTGTTAAGCTGGCTCGTGCTGACATATCCGAAGGTGCCGAGGCCGATATTTGTACTGGTTGTCGGCGTGGACATGTCGTAATTCGCGCTGAAGAGGCTGATCACCGTTTGCGCGAGACCGGCTGAGCTGACGTATCCATATGTTCCGAGGCCTGCGAGAGTGCTCTGGAGGCTGAGTCTGGAGATGTAGCCAAATGTAGCAAGTCCTTGTGTTGTACTGAAGAGGTTGGGGCCTGTGATAGAGCCCGGTATACCGCCATTACCTATACTAGTCGAGAGGGTGCTAAATCCTGTGCCTTGAATCGAAGACATGGATAAGATGGAGGTGGAAAAACTGTTGATTGTGGAGGGCAAGTTTCCTATACCACCGCCTGTATTTGATGAATAGGCTGACATGTTTGTGAAAACATCCTGCCATAAAACTCCGCCTTTGCCATCTGTTGTAAAAAGGTACTGGGCGTTAATTGGGAGGTTTGTATTTGAATCAATGGCGAAGAGACTCCGGAGAATAAGTAAATCTGTATCTAACGAGCGACCATTTGCTGAGAAGGGGTCCATCCTATCGTGGGGCTCGTAATTTCATCTGCGCGCAACACGAGATGGGGGTATCTAAACTAGTAAATTGATAGTTAATGGTAGTATGACGGGAGGTGGTGGTCTTCTACAACTCGTAGCACAGGGAAAACAGGATGTCTTTATCACTGGAAATCCTCAGATTACCTGGTTTAAGATGGTATATAGACGGTATACGAACTTCTCAATTGAGTCGCAGTCTATGTATTTTGACGGTGACCCTGATTTCGGCAAGCGGCTCAGCTGTCTCGTGCCCCGTCGCGGCGACTTGCTGGGGCCAGTTGTCCTGGAGGTGACGCTGCCGCAACTCTACCATACGGACGGCTCGCGCGCATCCTATTGTAATAGTATTGGCCACGCGCTCATTGAGGAAATCAGCGTGGAGATTGGAGAGCAGGAGATTGACAAGCAGACTGGCGAGTGGATGGAGGTCTGGTCGTCACTCACCACGACGATGAATCATAAGAATGGGTTCTACGACATGATTGGAAGGGTCGACGCATATACGACGCCTGATTTCGGCGGTGTGAAGCTGTATATCCCTCTCCGCTTCTGGTTCAATCGCAATCCTGGTGTCTATCTGCCGATTATTGCGCTTCAGTACCACCCTATCCGCATTAACGTGAAGCTCCGTCCTCTCCAGCAACTCTTCTACAGCACGGAGCTGGTTGCGAATTGTACGACGACGCAGGTACAGACCGCAAAGATTACGGACATGAGACTGTGGGGTGATTACGTGTTCCTCGATGTGGAGGAGCGCCGCCGTTTTGTCAGCAGCACCCATGAATATCTGATTGAGCAGGTCCAGTACACGCCGAAGCTGTCTATACCTTCTGGAAATACGTCGGCGGTTATTCCGCTGGAGTTCAACCACCCGTGTAAGGAGTTTATCTGGGTTCTCCAGCGTGATATCATGGCGCAGTATCACGAGTGGTTTAACTTCAGCAGTTTGGCCACACACGAAGAGGGTATTCGTGTAGACCTCCTGTCTACGGCATCTATCCAGCTGGATGGGCAGGAGCGATTTGATGCTCGTGATGCTGGATACTTCCGTCTTGTTCAGCCGTGGCAGTATCACACGAACATTCCCAACGACGAGTTTATTTACGTGTACAGCTTCTCTCTTCGGCCTGAGGACCAGCAGCCGAGTGGAAGTCTGAACGCATCTCGCATTGACAGCATTACAATGAACGCTGGAATTACACCTGATGCGAACCTGTCACCCGCTCGTGGAAATGGAACGATTCGTGTCTACGCACTGAACCATAACATCTTGCGAATCGTGAATGGATTTGGTGGAGTGCTTTTTACCGTCTAACGGTAGGAATGGCGGCCATCTTAGATTTAAAGATTCCGGTCTGGTTATATCGTGTTCTTGCTGTCTTTCCAGTGACTGGAATGGCAGGAGTGGACCATTATGCTGTAGGCTCAACACAGACGGCATTTGCGAAAGGGCTTGTGAATCTCATCACATTCGGTTCTTGGTATTTCTATGACATCCTACAGAGTCTGGATGGTCAGGTAATTGCCAACGAGGGTCTGAAGTTTCCCTTTTATGAGGGAGGGGCTATTGGAGCAGGTCGACTTTCAGAGAGCATGACTGGGCTGGGTGCTGGTGGAGAGACCTTATTGAATATCCTTTTTACATCGGCGGCGGCGCTTTTGTGTGGAATTGCTCTTTTGTTTGAGAATAGGCCGGCCCCTGTTGGCGATATTGCAAAGACAGCGAAGACGGTGTTTGGAGGCGCAACGGTGGCTCTTGGTGGATATACAGCGTATGGTGCTGTGAAAGGTGCGAAATCCGCGACCCCAGGTATGCCTGCGATACCAGGTATGCCTGCGATACCAGGTATGCCTGCGATACCAGGTATGCCTGCGATGCCCGCGATTCCAGGTATGCCTGCGATTCAAGGTATGAAAGTACCATCCATTGACCAGCTGACAAGAATGGTTGGTGGCGGTGAACCCCCCAAGGAGGCAGCGCTAGGAGCCGACTTTATTGCTCTCGGTCTCCTCTTTATCTTTGCCATTTCCGGATTTACTCTATCAATAGTTCGTTCTAAAAGCGCCTAAAACATACTAGATTTATAGATAAAGAATGGAATATCTTGATGATCATGAAGAGTTTGAGCGCATAATTGGTCGTTCAGATGGGGTCGTCGCAGCGAACGCGCCTCTTGATTCCAAGAAGCCTGTATCCGGTTCCACGATTGTTTACTTCACTGCGACGTGGTGCGGACCGTGTAAGCGCATCGGTCCGAAGGTTGCCGAGCTCGTTGCTCAGAATCCGCAGATTCGGTGGCTGAAGTGCGATGTCGACCGCAATAACTACACGGGCGGTTTCTGTAACGTGAAGGCCATTCCCACCTTCTTGGCGATTCACGACACGAAGATTCTTGGACAGGTCCAGGTTTCTGATGCTGACAGGCTCGCTGAGTGGGTCGGGCAAATATTTCCCAAGGGAAACTAGATGGAGTGTGATATACTTATAATTGGAGCAGGTCTAGCAGGCCTCTATTGTGCTCGAGAACTTCTCAAACACAATCCCAATCAAACAGTTATAGTTTGTGAAAAATATAAGAAGGTGGGTGGACGTGCGGTCACGTTTCACAAGGATGGATACCAGTGGGAGATTGGTGCGGGACGCATCTCGGACTCGCACAAAATGGTTCTTGGCCTTCTCAAAGAATATGGTCTACACACCATACCTATAGGTCCTGATCTCCACTACAAGGAGAGCGGTTCCACCGAATATGAGGAGAATCATTTTGAGCCAGCCATTGATATCCTCTTGGCCCCTCTTCAGAAGCTCCCTGAACACTTTCTTGGAACACACACTATGAAAGAGGTGATGGTGAGTGTTCACGGACTTGCTGCGACACAGAAATGGATGGACCGCTTTCCGTATCATGCGGAGATGGTTGTCATGCGCGCAGACATGGCGCTACGGGAGTTCTTCAATGAGATGAAGTCTCACGAGGGGTATTTCGTTTGTAAGGAGGGGTTGAGCGCGTTGTCTGAAGCGATGGTGGCGGATATTAAAGAGCGTGGTGGCGTTGTCAACACAGAGTATGAGCTTATTGATGTTGAGAAGGGGCATGCCGAGTTTTACACAGGCTCTTGGAAAGACGGAAACAGGCCCAAGATGACTATCTCGGCGAAGAAGATAGTGCTGGCGCTCCACGCAAGTGCGTTGAGGAAGCTGCCATTCCTCCGTGGCTGGTCACCGCTCAAACGTGTGACGATGTCGCCTTTAATGCGCATCTATGCTGTGTTTCCTTCTACATGGTTCAAGGGAATCTCACGTATTGTTACTACGTCGCCCATTCGGTATTTCTTGCCAATGAGCGAAGAGACGGGTACGGCGATGATCTCTTATACAGATAACGTGTTCGCGAAGCATTACATGAAGATGGATGGGAAGGCGCTGGAGAAAGAGGTTATGAAGGACCTTCGTGAACTCTTTCCAGAGAAGAAAATACCTGACCCAACCTTCTTCAAGGCGCATCCTTGGACGGACGGTGTCAGCTACTGGCTCCCTGGAAACTATAAACCGGCGGATGTAAGTGTGGACGCTCTAAACCCGAGTGCTGGCATCTATGTCTGCGGTGAGAGCTTTTCGCTACGACAGGGCTGGATGGAGGGTGCGTTAGAGCATGCGGCACTTCTTTTACAGCGATATTTCTAAAGCGTACCTAGAATGAACTCCCACGTCATCATATCAATTGCGCATATCGCTCTCGTCGTTCCACTCTTCTTGTATGTAGCCTTCTCTAGAGCCGCAACGCCCGACTGGCTCTACTGGGTTCTCTTCGCCGTCGGTCTTGTCGTCTTCATGCTTCATGCGGTGAAGGCGACGTATCGCTTAATGGTGGGGTCAACCTATGCGTGGGTGAATCTGCTCCACGTACTTCTGATCGCGCCGCTCTTGGTGTACATCGGCTACTATGGTAAAAAGACGCCTCGACCGGCCTATGAGCTTTTGGCTATGGCTGGATTTGCGGCGGCTGGTTACCACATGTACAATATCTTACTACAGGTTCAAGTGTTCCAGGAGGATTAAAGCAACCTTCTCAGAAGACCTGCCTTAGTCGTATCAGCAAGAACAATACAATGAGCAGCATGATACTGAAACGCAATATTAGACTGGAATGACTTCTTGCACCTCTTACAATCAAAGGTATCCGTCTCATTCAAGAGGCTGGTCACCTCAGCGAAACAATGCTTTCTCATAAAGTGGATGAGACGGTTTCCATTTGCTAACGTCTGAAACGTACAGCCATCGACTGGACATTTCAGAAGCGGAACTACGCGCTCAACCTTGACGTTCGGATGCTTAGCAGCGACATGAAGCTCAAGACGCTGCTTAGAAAGGCACTTATAGTCACAGCCATCGGCTGGACACTCATGAGGAAGGTCACCCTCACATTTTCGACGATGCATATTCATCGTGGAGGGGAGGCGCTTCTTGACCCCGCAGTGTGGGCAGATGTATTGGCCAGCCTCATCACGCTCGTACGTGAAAGTCATTGTACTGGCCTAGGGGGTCGCGGCGACTTCAATTTTACGCTGGTCCATCGTAGGACCTTCGGTCACAACTTTACGCTGGTCCATCGTAGGACCTTCGGTCACGATTTTACGCTGGTCCATCGTAGGACCTTCGGTCACGACTTTACGCTGGTCCATCGTAGGACCTTCGGTCACGACTTTACGCTGGGTCTTCCTAGGCTTTTCCTCCATAGTCTCATTGCGAATGTCGCGCAATACAACAATCCCTTTGGGAAGAGGAGGAAGATTCACTTCAATCTTATCGAGGTTTGCAGCGTTGAACTGTACCTTCTGATTTCTATAGGCTGACGTAAGAATATTCTTCTCCGCATGATACGTATTGAAGACGTCATAGAGCTTTCCTACAAGCAGCATCGTGCTTGTGGCGACTAGACTCGGCTCTCTATCATCTAGATATCCATTCACGATGATATATATACTGATGGCAGTATTAACAACAACGAGACAGATTGTTACAGCCCCTGTAATCTGATATTCTTTGTTGATGTTGAGAATGTTCTCTTGTCTCTTCTCACCCAATTTAATCAGTTCTCTCGCGACCGAACGCGAATCATTCAGCGCAGAAGACTCCGCATGCAGATATTTGTTAAGTTTGTATTCACGCATAATTTCAACCCTATATAAATTTATAAAGCAGAAGAGTGTAAGGAAATTAAACACAAATCCGATACGATAGACCGTATTTCCATTCATGAAGTTTTGCTGTGGGAGGCATTTTCTTCCGTCACAGACACCTGGTACGAAGACGACGAGGAGGGAGCCTGCGAATACGCGATAGCATTCCAAGAGGATTGTTACACTGGTTATAAGAGGTTGGTATTTTTTAGTGTCTATGGGTGTGACGGTGTCCATGCCTATCTAAAATGGAAGAACAAAAAACATAGAGATGTCCATAACAATCGTGACTATGGTGATTGGCGCGGACTTCAAGAAGGGGCTTACCGCAGCTCTGGAGTCAAAGCGGGCGTATGCCGCCAGGCATGGTTACAAGTATATCGAGGGAGGAGAGGAGTTCTGGGACCGCAACAAGCCTATCCCCTGGACCAAGATTCCGTTCTTGCTGGACGTCTTTTCTAAGCTGCCCGAGGGCGCCCTCGTATGGCTCTCGGACGCCGACGTTCTCATTACGAATCCGTCGCTTCGCGTTGAAGATCAGATGGGTGCTTTGCTGCCTGCCGAGAAGGATATGCTTCTCTGTATCGATGCGTGTGCGCATATCAACTCAGGCAACGTGCTGATGCGCAATACGGCGTGGATGCGTGACTACTGGCGGCGCGTTGGAGAGCAGACGGATTTGACTTACCACATCTGGTGGGAAAATGCCGCGATGATTAAGTTGCTGGAGACGGTACCCAATGACCTGGCTCACACAGAGATTACAACACAGCACAAGCGCTTCAACGCATATCTGCGCGGTGTTCCTGGAGAGCCGCTCTGGGAGCCTGGCGATTTTCTCGTCCACTTCGCTGGAGTCTATGACCCGAAGCAGATGGCAGCACTCATTGACGAGATTGGGCGAGGTGGTATTCCTAGGCTTTCCATGTGACGTCGTGACTTAATTCTAGGGAAGCCACAGCTTCCTTAGAATTAATGTCCAACGACTAATTTGGTTCTTACCATGAAAAATGTTGCGTCTAAATATAGAATGACGAATAACGTTACCCGCAAGAATCGCCAGAACGGAGGTATGCTCACGGTTGGCAGCCACTCGCAGGTTTTCCACGGCACGGCCAAGCACACGTCCGGTGGCCTGACGAAGAAGGACCTGATGCGCACGAAGGCGGGTCGCATCGTGAGCAAGAAGAAGCACGCCGCTGGCAAGAAGGCCATCAAGCGCCTGCGCAAGCTGGGCTATGTCGCCAAGAAGGGCACGTTCAAGCTCTTTCGCAAGTAAAGAGCGCGAAGTTGCGACAAAGGAGCTCAAGCTCTTTCGCAAGTAAAATTGACCTCACCTACCGCGAATAGCTAAGTAATGTCAAAAGATATAGCAGCCGTCATTTATGCCGTCTTTTATGCTATAACTTCAGCGGGAGATACATTAGCAATCAAAAGTTTGAATTATAATGCGTCTCTACAACTTCCAAGTTATACCGCTCTATTGGGTAATCAACTATGGATTTTCATGGTCCCTATTTATTGGATGCAGCGCAAAGAGCGCTCCTCAAAAGAGGCCTATTGGTTTCAATATATGTTTGTAGGATGTCTCACATTCACAATTAATATTCTGCGAAACATAAGCTTGAATGTGATGCCAGGAAGCGTCTTCTCTCTCTTGATTAGCACAAGTATTCTGTTTAATATTGTGTTAAGCAAGCTTATTCTTAAGAAGGTCTTCACTTATTGGCATCTTGGAGCCGCAGCTTTCTGTTTCGGCTCCGCTATCAGCGCCAGCCTCTTTACAAAAGACGAAATGAAAGGCGTAGACTACAGACTCGGTACTCCCACCGCAATAACTGCGGCCTTCTTCCTTGCTATTATGAATATAACTCAAGAGTATATTCAGCCTACCTGGGACAATTACAATGTCCGCATTGTTGAATTGACTATTGTCTCAAGTATCATGGCTACCGCCCTTACTGTAGTCTATGGAACATTTACAATGGAGATGGCGAGATGGGCTCCAGAGATAACGGCGGCAACACAGACGCAGGATGGACTCATTCTTGTAGTCTGCGTGAGCTGCGCCCTGCCTATTCTCAAACTTATTGTCCGAAATACGAAATACACCACCATCAATAATTCCAGCGCATTCTTCTTCGAGTTCGCCCAATCAAGCGGTTCTTTGCTCGGTTCTATTGGAAGCATTCTGGTATTTGGTGAGCCATGGAGCATTGGCTATATTATCGCAATCGTTCTGATGGCGATTAGCTTTGCGCTCTACATACAAACGAAGAATAATATTGAAATGCCGCCGCCTCCAAACTATCCGAAGGGCGATATGTACGTCATGAATCCGATATCGCCTGCCACGACGATGAAAACCGTGAGCACAGCAAAAGAAGACGCGAATGGAAATATCGTTGTGATGGTAAGTTTGTGGAAGTAACTAATATCTTGCGTGAACCAGCCAGTCCCCAATCTCGTGAAGCAGGGCACTCATATCCACAGGCGTCATCGTCGTCTGCTGAGCCGCCTCTTCAGAATCATACCAATACACAGAGCCTGTCTTATCTGTTTCTCTGATGGAGGACCAGACAAGAGCGACCTGTGATGCTTTCAGCTCTCGCAACACTGACGACAGATTGAGTCCCTGGAGGCCCTGAGACCCTAGACGAGGCATGAGTCCCTCTTCTATTTTTGCCTGCTCTGATGTCGTATGCCAGAAAATGGCTGACCAAGGGAGGCGCGGTGTCACGGTGCCAGCTCCGATAAACGTAATCTCGGGCGAATTGACTGTCGACAGGACGACCGCAGGCGGCTCTTCACCTACCCACACAACACGAACAGGCTTCACTGCGTTTTGTATGTATGTCATGGCAAGACGGAGATCCTGTGTCTCCTTGATGCGGAAGGTTGCGTCCCACTGGACCTTATTCGTCCACATCATCGGAATGTCCTTTGCATTCTGAATGACAAGAACTTTGCGACCACGGTTCAGAAGCTCCTCTTCTAACACAGCAAGGCGGCTAATAATTTGCTGTCCGAGTGTTTCAGCCGGTCCACAAACCCAGAGCCGTTGTCCTTTGAGAGGCTCGGCGAATCCTTCCAGTCTTATTGTATCGCTCATCTATGGTTTTGTTCGCGTTTGTTTATGATTTATTTACGCACAAATAATAGATGGAAGATCCTTATATTTTAACAGGAGATGCTTTAGACAAATTTCAAGATAGTTTTGATTTGATTGATAATTTACTGGAGAATCAGACTGATAAAAAGTCGGTTGTTTTTGATTTGGCATGGCTTCCTGAATCTGAGCACAGACAGTTGTTCAAAGATTTAGCAGAGGGTCGGCAGATTGGCAAGATACAGAATGGAAAATTACATTTATTCAAGCCTTATACAAGATATACCATTGAGCGTTTTATAACTTATATGGGCTACGGTAGATCAGGTATGGGTACTAAATATCTGACGAGGGAGAGAGCAACTCCTGAACAAGTCGCAGCTTCATACGCGAAGGCGCGAACTGCGATATTTGAAAACTTTAAGAGGAATTTTGCTCTCAATATTCCCAGAGATACTCTAGGTCATGGTGATAGAAAGCCCAGAGCAGAGGCTGTGAGGACAATGAGAAGTATGAGAAATCCGAAATTAATGTATTACTGGCGCGGGCAACGGTTTTATCTTAATAATGATGATGAACCGACTCAGAGAGAGAAGAGGGATAGGCATGCGCTGGGTATACACATTAATAATAACAATGCGACTCATGGAAAACTCGCTGGAAAAAAGTCTACGAAGAGTTTGCGAAAAGGAGTGCCGAGTACAAAGACGAGGAAGCTAAAGTTGTGGACTCGGAATAATAATAACCAAGAATAGATATGAACAGCCTTGTTCGGTATATGACAGTTGCGGCTCTCATAGCGGCTCTAGATGTTCCATGGCTCATGGCCTCCAGTACATTCGTATCTACGATGGTGCGCAAGATTCAGGGCAAGGATATCGAGCTCAAGGCGGCTCCAGCCATCGTGGTATATCTCGCTCTCGCATATCTGGCTCTTCTACCCAAGACGCCGATGGACGCCTTCTTACTCGGCCTTTGCGTGTATGCCGTCTACGACTTCACGAACCTGGCGACACTTGTAAACTACGATTGGCGGTTTGCAGTTGCCGACTCTCTATGGGGCGGTATTCTCTTTACGATTGTTTATTACACTCTTGGTTATATAAAGGGATTATGAGCCCAGTGTAAGAGTGCTTGACGCTGTTTCGGACGGCATGTAAGATCACCTTTGGGACAATTCGCCTTTATAGCGCCAGCATGGCGAACAAATGCTTTCCAGCGCTTGATTTGTATTTCATCAAGCTCTGGGATACGGCGGCCCATCCAGTAGCGACAAAACCACTGGAACCAGCCGCGAGGGTCATGATTGACAGTGGGGTCTGAGAGGGTCGGATGCTGCGAGATGTGCCGTCTGTGGCCGTGTGCTGGAGGAACCCAGCCTTTTGCCTGCCATTCACTGAGCCCAAGGCGGGACTTGATTTGGAAGAGGTTCACACTCACATCTGGTCCCTCGGGATGGAGTTTTCCCAGCGCCGCCGCATTCACGAACCATTCAGCTGGGAATTCCATGTAGCAGTCATTCAGATACTTTCCCTCGAACGCGCCCAGCGCCAGCACCTCTCCAGGTGTAAGATAGGGCTTGAAATCGTCTGCGAAGTTTGTACCAGGTTCCTCTTGGAGTGTGTATTGGTAGCCCTTTTCCATCTTGTTGTAGACGCGGATTGTGTCGCCCTTGTGAAAGTCTGAGATGGACCGGCCTTTTGTTTTCAGAGTTTGGAGCATGGCATCCGTGGCCATTTACTAGGGGGCGGTAAAATTGGAAGCGCGGCTCCATAAAAAGAGTGTATGGAGCCCGAGACATTCAAGCTACAAGACCCGCATCCGGTTTCGGAGAAGGGACGGGAGTTTCTCGCATCGCTTGATGAGAGGAATCGCAGGTTACAAGATATGATGAGCAAGAGTCTTGGTTCATCGTATTTTGTGGAGAGGACGCATGCGTTTCGCAAATGGGTTGCGGAAACTTCAAAGAAGCATGCTGAAAAGCCTAAGACATCTTAGGTCACTCTAACACAGTCACTTCCAATAGCATGGTGACCGGCCGATTATTCGTGTTCAACACAGTGCCGAACTCGTCTCGAAGCGAGAGCTGGATGCTGCGAATACGGGGGACGATGAGGCCTGGAGAGATGACATTCTCGTAGGTGTCTTTATTGAGAGACTTGGTGGATTGGGCGATGGTGTCTGCGTCGGTACAGTAGAGGATCGCCGAAGGACCTTGTCTCCCACCTCCCAGCACAACTGAGCGAAGATCCATCGTAGCATCGTAGTTAAAATAAACATAGATTCTCTGAAGAGGCGTCAGGTTAACAGGGTATGGGGACTGTAGTATATGATTTCCGTCACAATAAATATCTGTATCCGCAAAGCCGAGAACGGAAGAAGGGTTGTTTCTTTTTTGTAGAGCAGGGTTGTATAAATTTAAGAAGTTTGCCCCTGATCCAAAGAGAAAACCAAAGTTATTTGTCCCACTTGATTGGATTTTAAGAACCTGTGTGATAGGTTCAACCGTCACCGTGTATGTATTTCCATCGGCGGCCTCAAGCAACCTCTTAAGCGCGGCAGGAAGAGTGGTGGAGCTATACATACCAGGCGGAAGAGTCACCGTCTTCTTTTCAGTTCCCGTATCGAAAACGAAAGAGTTGAAGGGGGCGTCTATGTTATATAGAGGGACTGGAACTGTTCCACCTACGATGGCCATCGATGTGACATTCTTAAGAGGGTAGGGGGAGACCCATTGGAAATCGGCGGGATTCGTATATGTGACGAAATTGCGGTCATTGCTGTTAATTTCAACACGAATGATGCGCTCCTTCTGTGTGATTCTTGTTTGGGTCTGAAGGGCCGCGCCTGAACCTGTTGTCTGGTAGGCACTCGGAACAAGTGCCGAAGACTGACCTCCCACCATTGGAGGTGATGCTAGAAGTTTAGGTATAGGGGTCGTCATCTACCGTTAGACATCGTTTTCTACAACAACTTTCAGCGGCACATCTCCATACATCGCGGCTAATTCCGAAAACGACGAATTGTAAGAGCCCAGAATCTTCTTACACCTCGAGAGTGCGATAAAATCCAGTACAGCGCCTTCCATCCCCTTTTGTGTCATGCGCGAGAGGGTTTCAGCAGGAAACCATACACGCCCCTTATATTGTTCATTGATAGTCATCCGCTCATTCGCGGAATCGGTTGCGACGACGAAGACGGTGTCGGCCGGCTCTGCGTCCATCGCATTGATGAATGCGGAGAGGGGTGAAAACTGCTTGGCCTTCGTGTGGTCACCTCTGCGAATATGAACACCGACCGCTCCCTTGGCCAAGAATGGATGATTCGGCACATAGCAAGGCCTTAGGGACCGCAAATACCGTAACCACCTCTCAGGGTCATTCTGGTAAAAGTGAGCATATGACCGGATATTCGTCGCATTTGCGTATGTCTCCATGTCCTGTGGAGAGAAGACCATCTCAGCGCGCGCCATCATAGGACCCATATCTACGGTAACCCAGCGAGGCAGAGAAGACCTTTCAAAAAGCGTATCAAACCTTGCCATACAGGCTGGGTCATTAGCGCTCCAGATTATGTGGAGAGGAATACCCCGATCCTCTGCCCAACACATGGCTGAAATCATAGCTCTCAATCTATTACACATACCTGCCAGTACTTCTATCGTGAGACTCATGGCTTCCTAAAAATTAAATGTAGCGGCGGCTTAAGTATTTATATCTAAGAAATAATCACGTGGTAACACTGAAGAACTTACACTCTATCATCTCTACCTATGGGTCGCACGCATCTTCTCGTGGCTCTTTCTACGTCATGTCTCCAGTTCGTGTTGATAAACTACAAAGCCTTTGGGCTTCCAACCTACCGGCCGTCACGCCCCACTACGCAGTAAAGTGTAACCCTGACCCGAAACTTGTCGGCCTTCTACGGCAGTATGGATTCGGCTTTGATTGCGCTAGTCAGCGTGAACTATCACTTATGAATTCTAATGACCTTGTTGTCTATGCTAACCCATGTAAATCGGACCGCGATATCGCGTATGCGAAGGAGCGGGGTTCACCGTTGACTGTAATTGATTC